CACGACCGAACTGGTGCCATGCGTCGTCCCACTCGATACCAGCAATCGTGACGCTCGTGTACGCGGCATCACCGACAGTCGTGTCGGCGTTTGCGGAAGTCGCTGGGGCGATCGTCGTCTCAGGCATGGATTGATCCGCGTGCGCGACCTGGATCGGGGTCGATTGCCTTCCAGCCAGTCGTTCTCGCGGGGCACGGCCCCATCCCCGGCATGTGATTGTTCCAATCGACTTCGAGTTTCGAGAACTGCTCGAATGCTGGCTCGAGTTTCTGCCAACACTGTCCCGCCGGGTCACCGTCATCCGTCTGGGGGAAGCGCCAATGGTCGACGACGAGGTTCCCGCCCCCCTCGAGCGGCATCGGGTTCATGACTTGCCACTCCATCCAGGCAAAGTTCCGACGCCAGAACTGCGCCCACCGCGCCTGCGACTCTGCGACCTCGTCCGCGTTCAGGATCTCTCCGCTCGGTGCGCGGGCTTCTCCGACGACCGCGACGGCCTCGATGTCGGGGAACATCGGGGCCAGCAAGGCGCTGATGACGTTTGGGTCTCCATCAACCGACTGCACCCGGTACATCATCCAGGAACCGAAATAGTCCCCATCGGAATCGGTTACGGCGAATGTAAGGTGCGTCTGATTCTCAAGGCACCGGCCCCACCCGTTGGGGCGCCAGACACCGGTTGCCTTGTCCCGCTCCTTTGACATTTCTGCCCGAGTGAACGAATCGAGCTCGGCGTTGCCGTCGGTGTGCGTGAACGTGTACCCGTCAATCGTGAACGGCAGGACGTGACTCATCGCGACCCCGGCAACGAATCAAGAACAAACGCACGCCGCCATTCTGGTGGCGCCGGAGCAAAGTCGCGAACTGTCGGCATGGAATCTAAAAGCTGCCAAAGACGCGGGCGCGGGTAGACGGGACGGACAGCTCCCCGTTTGACCACGGCATCATGCAGACACTCATCCCGCCGGCAAGCGGCGCAGCGGTCAAGTCGGTTGACCGCATGACCAAATCGTCGTTTCGCATAGGCGCTGCGTTGACACCGATAGGTGGCGCCCATCAGCTCACCTCGATCTGGGCAATCGCGGTGGTATTGAACGTCACATAGACGCTGGTCGTCGCGAGGTTCACGTCCGAGCCCGCGCCGATATCGACGAACGCGGCGGCAGGCTTTGCGGCTGCCGTGTCGTTGTACAGGATGGCCCAGCGGATATTGCTCGGGCCGCCCGCGGTTGCCGTCCATGTGGCGTGCGGACCCGCGCCCACCGTCCAGCTCGCGACCGCTGCCGCCAGCGAGACCCCCATCGTGGAACTGACGGTGGCGCCGCCCGAGACGTAACCGGACCCGCTGACCTCCGTCCCGCTGTAGGTGCTATGGGTCGGGGTTGCCTGCGTTGCCACGGGCACGAGGGCGTTGCTGACGAGCATCAGCTTGTATGCGTCGTCGGCGAGATCGATCTCTTTTTCCGCTAGTTGCCTAGCGAAATCGTTGAATAGCGTCAGGTCTCCGAGAGCCATGCGGTGACCTCACTCACAGAGGCGTCCCGACGCCTGACGGGATACCCCGCTGCGGTCCCGACTCTTCTCGGGCGTCGAGCCACTCCGAGCTCTCGATGGCGCGCGGGGACGGCTCTTGACCGTCAGTGTTCCGGGCCTCGCGGATCTTGCCCATCACGATCGCCTGCATGTCGCGCACTTTCCCGTCGTCGCCGGTAATCGATTCAGCGACTTCGGCAGCGAGCTCCGCGGCGAGTGCCTGACGGAACAGCACGTCCATGTCGTTGACGACGGTAACCTGTCGGGTGTACGCGATCTGAAGCGGGCTCTCGAGGTCGGTGACGATGTTCCGACCCTCTACCCGGTAGGGCCAGTGGTTCGGGTTCTCGACCTCGAGCAGCCGGAGCAGATCGCTCGGTAGGGTGTAGGAATTGTCGAAGCCCCAGGTCGGGGCCGCGGTGTCTTTCGCGACCTCGACGCGGGTCGTCGCGAAGTTCCACGGGTGCCGCCGAAGCAGCGCATCGCGGACCTCGTCGAATCGCTCCTTCAGCACGTTGGCTGTCTTGGAGTTTTCGTCGAGGTCGTTGATGCGCCGCTCGCCCAGCAGCGTGAGTGCGGCGTTTGCGATGGATGTCTCAGACGCCATCACTCTCCCTGTGGATTAGGCCGGGGGGCGCTCGCCTCCCCCCGGCCCGTCGAACCCTTCTTAGCCGGGAAGCGGAGAAGAAGGGCTACGACTAGTTGCCGTCCGACGTGTAGAAGACCTCGAGGACGATCTCGGCGCCGGCAGTGACGGAACTCTCCGTCCCCATCGTGATCGAGACGTACCACTCCTCGAGCGGGTCTTCGGAGTACGTCCCAGCGCCTTCGTCTGCCAGCTCCCAGAGGGGCTTGCCGACATCTTCCTCTTCGATAGCCGCTCCCGCGTTCGCGAACACATCGACGCGGTCGATCGCGGTGGTGAGGTCATCCATCGGTGCAGTGGCCTCGTCGGCGAGGATGTCCGCATCGATGACCACGCCGTCGCCGTCGTAGAGACCGATGCTGGCCGGCTGAGAGGTGCCCGTGAAGCCGGGGCACGAGATGTAGATCGCGTTGACCCGGTCGCCCGACTTGAGCTTCATGGCGTGAAGAATCTCCCCCGTCGTGATCGACGCGGGCGCCGTGACGCTCGCCCGGCTGTACCGGACAGTGGCGTGCTTGATACCGCTCGCGACTTTCGTGCGGGGGTCGTCGATCGACGTACCGCTCGTCGTGGCAGTGAAGTGGTCGCTGTAATAGGGACCGGCCATGATGTACCTCAGATTGCTTTCGGGCCGCACTCGCCGCGGGCGACCATCGCCCGCAACTCTGTCGCACCCTTATGCACAAAAGGGGCACCGCCAGTTCAACCCGGCGGCGCCCCCGAGCTCAGTGCTACGGCACCTCGTCCACCAGGATCCGAACGACGCCCTTCTCATCCATGCGCGTCGCGCCGCAGTCCTGCTCGTAGCGGACCTGGAGCGAGTGGCGCTTCTGCGGCAGGCGATCGATGAACGCGCGGGGCTCTTCGCCGACCGCGAGCTGCATCGACTTCTTCACCCACGCAAACACGTCGCGGACACCACCGGAGGTGATCGCCGCACGCTGCGACTTGATGAAGTCGAAGCCCAGGAAGGTGTTCACCTGCCCGTTGACGAGTGCCTTGACCGTGGCGTAGTCGGCGCTCGTGACCTCGGTCTGCTGGAGCAACTGCTCCCGACAGACCGCGGACATGACGATGCACCACTTGTTCTCGCCGTCGTCCTCTTCGTTCTCTGCCGCCTCGAGGAGCCGACGCGCTTTGATGAGGTCGTTGACCTCGAGCGCTTGACTCGCTCCCGTCGCGTTGAACGAGTAGTCCGAGTCGAACGCTGCCGTGCCAGACCCGTCCACGCCCGTCTTCGCCGTGGCGTCGAACGCCGCGAGGATCACGTCGTCCGTCTGGCGATTCGCTGCCGAGGCCATGCTGCGGCTGTACGGGTTGACCGGGTCGTTGAGCAGGCGCCGCTGGTCCGCGCGGTCCACGAGGTCGGCGACCTCGTAGGTCGAGAGCGTCACCATGCGTCGCTTGTGCGGGGTGTCCGTGTACTCGGTATCGCCGTGGCGATTCGTCACCTCGGACATGTTGGTCGCATCGACCTGGTCGTAGAAGGCGCGGTCGCCTTGAACGCCCGGGTCCACCATCACGGCGTCGTGGAGCCGTGAGGTGACTTGCTGCTGAAGCATTCGCACGCCAGCGGAATACTGCTTGACGAATGCGGTCGTGATCTGTGTGGACACGTAGGGGTCTCCTCGTGAATCAGTTGACGATTCCTCGAGGGACTCCCCACGCTCGCGCGTGGACCCGCTCTCGCACTAACGTGGCGTACCCGGCCCTGCTTTCGGGCGAGCATCTGGACCGCGCGGCGGCTACCCAGATATGGGCAACATACAGATAGCTTCCTGGGAAGGCAACCCTCCCCTAGAACGGCACCTCCGACGCGACGGGCGGCGGGAGTTCCGCGGCCTTCAGCCGCTCGAGCTCCCAGACGTTGAGGCTGTTGAAATACCGGGTGTCGCCCTGTGGGCTGTTCCACGCGCGCCCCTGGATCTGGAAGTCCACCTGAACCTCGTCCCCCTCGTTCATCCCATCTGCCAGATCGCACCGATCCCCCGTCAGTTGGAACTTGCACAACTGCGGGTACTTCGAGTCGCTGCCGATCTCGAGCACGAACTCCCGCACCCGGAACCGCTCGGTCTTCTGCTCGGCCGGGAAAATTGCGTGGATTACACCACGAGTCACGAATCCCACCTAGCTTTCCTCCGGGTACGCGGCGCGGTAGAGCGCGTCGAGCTTGCGCTTGACGGCGGCGTGTTCGGGGTGGCCGCGATCGACGAATGCCTGCTGAATCTCGCGAGACGCTTCCATCTCGGTGATCTGGGCCTGGGCCGACTCGGGCGACTGTGCGAAGCCCGTGGTGGCGCTGGCTCCCGCGAAACCGTCTTCCTGCATCCGGCTCCCCAGGTTGTGGAACGCCTTGATGAAGACCGGGTGGTCGCCCAGCATCTTCCCGTCCACGACGAGCGAGGCGATCTGATCGAACGCCTCCCCAAAGGTCGCCTTGAAGGCGCGGGTCGCGAGCTGGCTGTTGCCGTCGAACTCGGCCCCCCACTCCTCTCGCAGCGCCTTCTCCGACTGCTCGCCGGCCGCAGCCATCTGCTCCTGCACGCTCTCGAACGACTGACTCTGCGCCGCCAGATAGCCGCGCATCACCTCGTTGGCCTGCTTGCCGGTGAGCCCCGCCTTGTGGAACTCCTCGAGCATCTTGCCCTGAAGCCCATCGTCCCAGGGCAATCCCTCGGGCGGCGCAAAGTCGCCCAGGTCATAGCCGCCAGCCTCTTCGGGCCGACCCAGCGAGTTGTAGAAGCGGTCCCAGTCCTCGGGCGGACTCTTCTCGGTCGGCTTCGTCACCTTCTCGCCGCCGACGAGGCGCTGAAGGTTGATGTGCTCTTTGACGAGCCCCTCGAACCCAGACTCGTCGAACGTGTCGAGCAGCGTGTGGTCGCGCGTTTCGTCGGGAAGCGTGCCCCGCAACCCCTTCCAGTCGTATCCCGTTGCTCGCGGCACTTCCTCGAGCGCCGGGCTCTCCTGCGCCTCGATCGGCGCGTCTGCGGACTCGGTCGTTTCGACCGGGGTTTCCACCGCCGGCTCTGCTTCTGCCATCGCTCTCTCCTGGTCGGGACTAGTTTCGCAGCCTGCGCTGCGCTTGGTTCATCGACAGCCGAAGGAGCTCCTCGTCATCGAGGTGCAGATATTTCATGAGCAGCAGTAACACCGAGCGGCGTCCCTCGTTGTAGATCGTCTCGTTCGTGTCGCCGGGCACATAGCTTGCGCGGTGCTGGCGGCAGAAGTCGCGAAGAAAGGCGAGGACGCGCTTGCCGTCGACCGACTCGAACGTCCTCTGAAATGAGGCGCGAGTTTCCTCGAGATCGCGGAACCGCGCTGCCGCGGCAGCGGCGTCCTCGCCCGGAATGTCGTACCCGTGTGTTTCTTCGCTCAACCCGGCATCTCAGACAGCTTCGCAATGCCCGGCAGCAGTTTGGCGATCGTGTCGCCGCCCTGCGCCATCTGTTGCTGCTGTTGTTGCTGCTCCGCGAGCTGCGCCTGCGCCTCGCGAATCTCGGCAACGTCGTCCTGCTGGCGCAGCACCTGGACCGGGACGCCGTTGCCCTCGAATATCTTTCGGATCGCCACATCGAGGTCGACGTTGTCCATCACACTCGGGTCGGCTTCGGAGACCGCCGCGGCGGCGCTGAACGAGTCGAGGATCGCCTGCGACTCAGACGCCTTCTGCGCCCGCGCCACCGGGCTGACGTATTCGATCTTGAGTTCCTCGCCGCCCAGGAAATCCGGGGGCGCAGGGAAGTCGGGGCGCCTCGAGAGGATCCCGATGACCCGCTCGATCATGGGCTCGAGCAACTCGACCTGCATCCGGCCGAGCACGGGAGACAGGATCCGCTGCGAGAGACGCGCGAGCTCGATGACCTGGGTCGCCGTCATCCGCGGGTCTTGGAACGCCTGGATGATCTCGCTGTGGAACGCCTTCTCGATCTTGCGAGAACGGCTCTCGATGATGTCGCTCGCCCACGGGAACTGCGCGCGGCTCTCGAGGTAGCGCACCGGGTCACCGCCGCCGCCATCGTTACGCACGACGATCTGCGCGGACGGAGTCACGCGGAGCTGGCTCCCCGGCAGCACGCCGTCGTCGTCCACGAGCAGCGGCGGGTCCACCGCCTTCTCGGCGTTGCGGATGTAGGTGCGCCACATGGCGTTGAGCATCTTCTGCTCGGGCAGCGCGTCGACCCCTGGGCCGCGCCCGTAGATCTCGCCCGCGTCCACGGTCCACCGCGCCACCATGTACGGGTTCTCCCAGAAACCGCCCTCGCGCACGATCTCCTTGCCGTCCATCGAAATGTAGACCGATTCCCAGGGCATCCCCGAGGCGTCGAGGTTGCCAGGGATCGGGAGCGCGCGGCGCTGCACGATGTGCAGGAACTCGAACTCCTGGTTCGAGTCGGCCTTCGCCGCCTTGACGATCTTCTCGGGGAGGTCGTCCTCGCCGAAGAAGTCGACCGCCTGCCACGCTCGCATCTCGAAGCTGCGGAACACCACGGCGATCCGCCCTGACTCGTCCACGTCAATGAACGTCTCGGACAGCGGCCGGGAGACGAACTTCGGCCCATGCTCGATATCTTCTTGGATGAACATGACGCCCGTGCCGAAGCCGGGGAGATCGTTATAGACCTCGGCGATCTGCGTGGTGAACCCCGACTGGGGTCGCGCGAAAGCGTTGAGCGCCAGCGTCTTGATCTCGTCGAGGTACCAGATGGCTTCGTCCACCTGATTGAGATCTTCCGACAGGTATCGTAGGTCGAACCACCTCGTTGCTGGGTTGGTCAGCAGGGAGTGAAGGGCCGCCGCCAGCAGGTTGTTCGCGTCGCGGCTCGTCGTGTCATAGACGCGGATTCCGCGCTGTCGACCGGGCTCGCGCTTGACCGTGAAGTCGCGCCGCATGAGCGCGTGGTCGGCGATCTCTTGCCACAGGTTCTCCCAGTTCCGACGACGGTCTTGCGCGTCGGAGAACTGGCGGCATAGCTTTTTTGTGCGCTCGTCCTGGTACGCCATCAAGACTCCCCTAGCAGACGAGGTCGATACACCTGCGGATCCGGCGCTTCACCCGCGAGCACGGACGTTCGGTGGCTGCGCTGTCCCGCGCGCGACTTGACGAGTCGGCGGCGCTTCCCTTCGGCCTTTGCGGCTTCTTTTGACGGGTCGGGCATGTCCGAGGCGCCGGCCTGCGCCAACTGTGCGGCGCCCATTGCGATAGACGCGATCAAGGCAACAGGTGCCATATCAACCTCCACCCAGAAACGTCTGGGAAACGGATCCTGTGCTTCCGCCAAGCGCGGCGAGCATCGGACTCTTTCCGCCTCGCTTGGTGCGGTTTCCAATGGCTTGGAGTCGGCGCTGCTGCTCGAGCATCGCCGGCGTCTTGTCTCCGGTTCCGGGCGGTCCCATCATCACGCCTCCCTCCAGTCGAACGGGTCGAACTCGCTCTCCACCTGCGGCACGAACTTGCGCGTGCTGTCCGGCACGCGAGCGAAACGAATCATCATGATCGCCTTGTAGAGCGAACTGATGAGGTCGTCGTACTGCTTAACGATCTGACCCTTCTTCCTGTGGTACGTCGACAACTCCGAAAACAACTGCGTGCAAGTCGAAAACACCTTGAGACGACCCGTCTGCATTCGAGACAGCGCTACTTGAATTGCCGCCTCTGTCGAATATCCACCCTCTGCGAACGTCGCGTGCTTGCGAAGCATCCGCAGACCTTCCTTGCGGTAGATCTGCGCGATCGGTCCCGCCTCGCCCCAGTCGCGGTTGCCGTCGTGCGGCCACGCCACGGGCGTGTCTTCACCCCAGGGCCGCAACGACGAGGCGTGAATCGCGGGCGAGGGCGTCTTCTCGCGGTACTCGTTCGTGACGTAGTACCGATCGCTGTCTCGATCGAACGCCACCTTTACGGCCGCGAAGGGGTGGTCCCCGTAGCCGAAGTCGCAGCCGATGATCGTCGGCCAGAAATTGGGGATGTCGAACGGCTCGACCTCGATTGTCGAGTGCGGGATCTGGAACACCAACCCAGAGCCCAGGAGCGGGAGGCCTCGAGAGCGCGCCTCTCTCTCGTGCGAGGGGTAACTCGCGACGACCATGTCGCGCTCTTCGCTGTCGAAGTGGCCGGCGTCCTCGATGTCCATCTGGACGAGGCCGCGATACGGCGTGTTCGGCTCGGGGTAGAACATCGAGACCACTTCACTCATCCCCAGCAGCGGCGTCATGGTGAGGAAGATGATCCCGCCGGTCGCGGTGATCCGCGCGAGAATCTCCGCGTACACGTCGGCCGGAGGTTCCTCGTCGCACCAGATCGCGTCCCACGTATACCCCTGAAACGACTTGCGGCCCTGATCGTATGCTTTGAACTGGCACGTCGAGATGCCGCCGCTCTTGTGCTTGACCTGCACGACATCGACAAGGTCGGGGAAGCCCCGACTCATCGTAGGCTTCTTTGCGACAGCAGACCTCGGTACGGTTCCCGTGCCCCATTCGCCGTTCTTCCCTAACAAGATCCGCTGCGGGTTATCCCGCACGGTCTCGTTGTTCGTGTTCGACGCGCACGCCTGGATCGGCTTCACGAACCGCCGGCCCTTCCACCACTCGGGGTATTCGCCCGTGAGGTGGTACGCCATCTCATTGCCGGCGCTCCAGGTCTTCCCCAACTGGTTGCCCGCGAGCAGCGCCCGCTCGCGCTTAGTGGACCCGAGATCGTGGAACGCCCTCTGCTTCGGATACGGGCCGTACAGCGCCAGCTTCTTCATCTTGAGCGCCGTCAGCACCTTCGCCGAGTTCCTCAACTCGGAGTCCGTAACGGGGCGCGTTTTTGAGGATCCAGTCTCTGCTTTGCTCATCGCTTTGGTTCACCACCCGTATCCCCACCTCGGAGGCAATGGAGGCGACGAAGGCCCGTAGGTCTTCTCCGCTCATGCCCTGGAGGTGTTCGTCGAAATCGTCGAGGATGAGCCGGTCGGCGAACATGCCGAGTTCCTTGCCCATCAACTCGAGCGCCTTGTTCGAGCCGGCCGCGTTGAACTTCATCTCCCCGGAAGGCTCGCCGTCGCGCCCGATGATCTGCTCGGGGGTCGCGCACTTCTCGTGGTTCTTCCGCAACTCCGTCAGCACGTACTCGCGGTCGAGCCCCGCCTTTGCGACCGCGTTCGACCGCAGCTCTTCCTCGATCTCGGTCACCCGAGCCTTGATCTCGGGGTGCCGGGAGAGGAGGCGGGTGGCGAGCGCGGCGTGGTTCCGCTCGCTCTTCGCCGTGTAGCCCGCGAGCCTGTGGGCTTCCGCCCTCTTTTTCCCGATGGCGGTGAAGCGCGCGAACGATTCCCACCTCGGATTGCGAAGTTCGGGCATCTGGTGCAATTCCTTCCTGGGAAGCTATCATATCGAAATGAGGCCCAGAAACCAAAGGGCGCGCGCTGCAAAGCGCCAGCGGCAGTTCTTCGCGGGCCAGCCGGCCAACAACAGGCGCGGACGGGGCCGGCCGACCTTCCTGGCGGGACGTGGGATGTCGATGCAGCCCGAGGGGTTCCACCACGCCCTATCCGAGCACCAGGGGCTCACATTCTTCGACGCCGTGAACCGCTTCCGGGGCGAACGCCCGGTCGTGGGCATGGATCCCGGCTTCTACAGACGGGAAGAAGAAGGAC